TTGCAAATCTAAAAGTTTTTCAGTTGCATCAGCAACACTTTTAATTAATTGACCAGTAACTTCATAAGCTCTTGGAGATTCAGTTTCCCTTGCCAATTCCAATGCACCATTAATTGCATCCTGTCCTTTTTCTATAATAGAGTATATATTTGATCTACTATACTTGTAATCTTTTTCTATATCCCTTTTTATATCTAAAGTATCCGAAGAAATAACCTCACTAACTTCAATTACCTTTTCAATAGCACTAGTGTCTTCGTCTTCTTCAATGTTAAAAATTGTGTCCAAGTTATTATTTTTCATAAGGATTAAAATAATTTACCATCAAACCCAAAATCATCCCCCGGTTGAATTAAATCATTATCTGCTGGAATAACTTTTTCTACTCCTGTCCCAGAAACATGATCTGTGGATTTTGTTTTATAACTTCCTCTTACAACAGTAACAGTTTTTTTATTTGAATCAATATAAGTAACTTTTAAAGATTCATAATCTATAGTTATTATTGATCCAACGGAAATATTATTAACTTCATTTAAACTCAGCACAGTATCACTTCTTGAAACATCTTTTGTTAGATATGCAACTACTGTGTCGCTGTAACTCTTTGTTGCAGTTGGTGTAACTGAGTATGTTGCATCTCTCGTTATAGCATCTGGATTGTCTGACGTGGTTCCAGCAACAAATCCAATTGTACTCTTTCTAATAATACCATCGGTAATTTTCTTAGTGGGACCAAATAGATATGTTTTTGCAGTAAATTTAATAGTGTATATCAAAGCTCTTCTAGTTTCAAAATTTCCTTCATAATCATCTTGCATTGTTATTCCTTCTATTTGAAAAGGAATGTCTTTCTTTTCACCAATTTCTTTTTGCAAATCTATTGTAAGAGTATATGCTGGTTGAAAATAAGGAAGTATTTGTTCTATAATTTGAAGAGCATCGTCATTTATTTTTGCCATTATATTTAATTCAAATGCCATATTATATGGAACGGGAATAAATGTTTTAATCACTGAATTTGGATTATCTTTATCTTTAACAGTAAAATATTCCGTTGTTGTTAATTTTCTGTCTTGGTCATAAGTTAATCCATTAAATTCAAATGACATTCTTGGCAATGTAATTTGAACTGGATTATTAAGATCTTTTGGAGCTTCATTTAATCTTGCTAAAAACTTTTGTTTTGGTCCATAAGCAATAGGAACTTTAACGACAGATGTAACTGCTCCTTCCGCATTTGTTTTTTTTAATTCAATATTATTAAATAATGTTCCAAATCCTATTACAACTTTTCTAAAAATTTCAAAGTAAAAATATTCAAACATTTCCCTTTACCTATGGTGTTCCAAATGGATTTTGCTCTGAAAAATCTATTATTAAATTTGCTTCTTGTTGAATATTTTTGTTATCAGCAAAAACATCTTCTTTGTTATCTTTAAATTGATCCTGTGGATCTGCAAGATTATCAGTATTTATAATTCTAACAGTATATCTAGATCCAGATTCCTGACCAACAAGAACATCACCATCCACAAACTTTCCATTAAGATTACCAACTTCAAGAAGATAATTATTAATGTTCCATCTTTTTACTCTTGCAGTTGTGCTGCTAATAGTTCCAACGACAACTTCATTAAAATCATATGTCCCAGTTCCACCAGCAGACGGTGATCCAATAATTATTTGCGGTGTTGTTGAATATCCAGCTCCAGCATTAGTGATGTAGATTCCTTCTATAGATCCACTTGGAGTTAATCTTACCGTTGCTGCTGCAGATACCGTGGTTCCTCCTCCAACAAAGGTTACAGACGGTCTTATGGAGTAACCAGACCCTGCATTTGATAGTGTTATTATTCCAATAATACCATCCTTTAAATATGCTTTTGCCGTAGCATTTTCACCACCACCACCAAGAATTGAAAGTGATGGAGTTTGTGTATATCCATATCCGGGGTTTATTAAATCAACCCTAACAACCTTAGATTTATTAGTGTCCATCTCACAAAAATCTGGCAAGTTCTTTTCAAGAACTGCCGTTGCAATGCCAGTTCTTCCTGCTGGAATAAATGTTGGATATCCTGTTCCGGGGAATGCAGAAGATATAGCTACTGTTGGGACAGATGTATAACCTCTACCCATATTAGTCACTTCAATGTATTGAATTCCATCGTTTGTGATTGATGTATATGCAGTTGCCGTTACTGCAGTGCCAATCATCTGTAAAGTTTGAATATAACCAGCATCTATTATATTATCATCAATTTGATCAATACTTGTATTGATAACTTCTCCTTGCTCATACCTATAAAGTTCACACTTTAAGTCATAAGTATAATTTCCTTGTAATGGGTAAAAAGGTTGCTCATGCTCTACAAATTTTATTTCAAATAATCTATCTCCTAATGGAAACCAAATTAAATCACCTTCTTTAGGTCTGTCAGGGAATTTAATGTTCGGAAGTTGTTTTATTAATGGAACTATATACGTTTCAAATCTTTCCCTTGATATACTTAAACTAAGATCATCCATGTCTTGGAGACCAAATTTCGATAATATTGTTCCTTGACCTCCATATCCTTCATAATCATTTACATATGCTTCTAATGGATATGCATTTTGGAATTCAGATTCTACTACTTCTTTAATTATTGTATTTTCTTTTTTAAATATTCTTGGAATATAATACACTTCAACACCATACATCCTCAACTGTTCATTGATCAAATCTTGAACAAGTCCTTGCTCTGCTTTAGTTCCGTTGAGAAAAAATGGATTTAACATATCATCCTATCATGTCTAATGGTGGTAATTCATAAGTAGAAGACATTTTCTCAATCAAAGCATCTATTTCTCTTTGAGCATCATCATACATTTGTCTTCCATTAAATTCTATACCTCCAGGAAGTTTAACTCCTTGGAATTTAATTAAATTTTGTCCCCATTGCTTCTTAATTAACGAAGTTGTATATTGCTTTAAAAATGAATCGTTCCAAACTCTTGAGTAATCATTTGGATCCAATAAACGATCACAATCAATTACTAAATATTGCCCAACTGATAATGATGACCAATCAATATCCAAATAAAGCCTATCTTGTCTTTTATTAAATCTTATTTGCTTTTGGGTGGAAAGTAACCAATCAATATCTTCCAAATAAGTTTTTACCATTGAATAAGTCAATAAATCAATAGAACTCCAATAATAAACATCGTTTAAAAATAATTGATATTTTAAACTAAACATTCCACTTGCAATGGAATTAGATCCCTCAAATGAAAATATTTTTCTTATTCCTAGAATATGAGGTGGTATTGGAAGATAATTGCCGGTCTCATAAAAATTAAAAGAAGTTGTGCCAATTCCGGGTATATTTGCTGATGTAGTCATTGTGCTGACACCAACTCCACTTGGATTTTGTGCCCTTCCTCTGTCAATATCTTGTTGGGTTATTTTATATTTTAAAAATGTTTGAAAAGAACCATCGAAGCATCTTTCTTGGTAAAGCTGCAAGGCATCATCGACCAAATCTTCAACTTGTTCTTCCGCAACATTAATTTCCAAAACAGGCGCACCAAGTTTTCTTAAACAATAATCAATAAATTCTTGTCTAGTGGATGGTTGTGCCATAAAAAATACTCTTTATTAATATCTATATTATTTTGATAACAAAGATTTTAATAAATCCTTTATCTCATCAATATCATTTTTTATACAACTAAGTTCATTTTCAAGAGATTCTACCCTTTTCAATTCTTTGGATTTTTGTTTATATGTTTCAATATATGCATTATATGATTGAGTGTCAGTATTTACAATTCCATTTGTTTGAGAATCTCTTACCAAATTATTTTTCCCATGAACTGGGATATATCTATCATCCATAATTTATATCTGCGGTTTAAGAGTTGCGATTGCTCTCAGAGATTTAACTAATGGTGGTTTTGCTTGATTTTTTGAGGCCATAATAATTTTAATTGAATAAGCATTGAATTCTGGAAGATTATCAATGGTATATTCAAGATCGTCAAAAATTTCTTCAGATGTTGAAGTTATTTTTTTATCTGAAGATCCATCATTTTTTGATGCATCAATAACACGCTTTACACCAAGAGAGTCCACTTCATAATTTAAGTATCCAGGGAACAACTCAAAATTAGATATATCTGAATTTGAATCCGTTCTTATTAATTTATATAAAACTCTTATATCACTATTTTCATCGGTCAATGCTTTCAATAAAACTTTCAGTGAATTTGCTGGAAGTTTTAAAGATATTGGTTTGGATACATAAACACATTCATGTTCATCATTTGAACCTCTGACATATTCAACATCAGCAAAGGTTGAATTTTCTTTTACTCCAGCGGGAGCATTAATTATGTTAGAAGTTAAAATTACAGAGGTTGTTACATCATCTATTACTGGAGAAACTCTACTATCATTTGTACCCATGTTTATTTCTATTGTCAAACTTCTATTTCCAGGAGAACCTTCAATTAACCTAGATTCATTGACTACAGATGCTACTAATCTTGGAGTATCAAATTGTTTCGTAGATTCTAAAGAAATATCTTCGTAACCCTGATCTTCATATGATGTTTCATCTCCGTCAATACTTGTTCCACTGAAAGTTCTAACTCTCGCAGATAGAGATGTTTCACTTGGAACTATTGTTGCAAAATTTGGAGTAATTAATTCAAATGGTATATTGTTTGATATTAAAGTTCCAGATTCTCCAATTGATTTGGTACTCGCAAAATTAATTAAACTTCCCCTAGAAACTCCTATTGGGGTTGATTCAAAATCATCACTTCCAGATTCCACTTTTACATGGAAAGAATTTAATGTTGTTGGATGAGTTTCTTCATCTACGGATAAAAGTGAATGTACTTTATTAACTCTTCTTAAAGAAATGCCATCAAGTTCATACTTATAAACTAAAATACCCGAATCGTATCCTTGTGATTCTGTTCCATCAATACCTCTTTGAATACTTTGCGAAAGTCCCCCAAGAGTGGTTGAATTTGAAACAGTAGTATATCCAACAACTTCACTTCCAATTATCACATATCCTGGATTATTTTCATCAACATCAAATCCTTCAAATTTTTCAAATCCACTTGTGTTAAGAACATTTATTGATGTAGTTTCGTTTGATGCCAAAGGTTGGTTTAATTTTGTATTCAATGCATCACGTTCTGGTCTCAAATTACTAATTCTGACATAGTTTTGACTTGAATACATACCATGATTTAAACAGTTAATTTTTAGGTGTTGACCATCGTGATAATTATCTAAAATAATTTGAGTTGGAACTGCAAAAGTTGAACTTAAAGTACTAAATCCTACTTGTGAAGAAATTCCTACTTCATTTATATAAAGAAGTTCAACACCAGTACTAAACTCAGATTCACTTACAGTGACATTATCAAGTAATAATGTATTTTTAAATGATAAATTTGAAACCGATACTTTGGCACCAAATCCAACATCTTGACCAATATTTGGAACCAATAAAGAATCACCAATCTGGTATCCAAATCCACCATCAACTATATTAACAGCAGATACTACTCCATTAGTAACAACAATATCTGCAATTGCACCACTTCCAAAACCATTCTCAGTAGTAAGAATTTTATCTTCAAATGTATATGATCCAGAAGTTGGAGTGTATCCAGTTCCAACATTTGTTATAGTTACACCAAGTCCTGTAGATATACTTCCTCCGATTCCTGTCAACTTGCCTTGAGACCTGTTAGTTTGGAAAATTGTTACTCCCGGAACAACCTCTGCCTTTGGTTCTATGTTTGTTTTCAATGCTAGTTTTTTGGACAATATCTGAATTTGATTTTGACCTAAAACACTAACTTTATTATTTTTTAAAGATAGAAGTGGATTAAAATATCGAACAACTCCTTGGTTTACAAAATCTGCCCTGTAAATTTTATATTTTAAATCTTGCAGTTGAGATGGAGTCCAAGTAGTTCCATTTTGAGATTTAAATAAACTTCCTAAAGTTGGTTGAGAACCAACTTTTATATTAATTAATAT